TAGTCACGCTGCGCGTGTGGACCCCTGCGTGAGAGCTTTGCTGTCGTTGCCATTCTTTCTCGCCCGCGCGGAACTCTGTCCTAGCATAGGCTGAGGAGAATACCCGCCCGTCTATGACTGTCATCGTTGACCAACACCACCCCCGTATTCAAATAACAGCTATTGCTAACGCCAGTGATACGGCAAAAGAAATAGTATCTGCCGATGGAGCACATATCCTCGATGATGCTGTTAGTATCCACACGCATAAAGATATCGGTGAAGTCGCGGGTACGTGGACGATACGTACAACAGCACACAAAGATTCAACGGGACGAACGTGGTCTGAGCTACTATCGCCAATGGATTACATTGAGATTCGCGTAGCGAAAGATTACGATGATACGCAGAGTGAGACGCTCGTCATGCGTGGATTCGTTGACTCAACCAATACCAGCGTATCGGCAACATCAGATGGGACACCACAGGTTTACTGTGAGATATCGGGCAGGGACTACGGGAAGCTGCTCCTACGCGCCCTCTTCGTGACGCTACCCGGCACAAACCTGGGTGAGCCCATCACGGGTGACCAACAGAGCAAGTTTCTTATACCGATTGGTGCTGAGATGGGTATGGCCATTGGTTCAACGGAGCACCCCGCCACCTACGCGAGAGAACTGCTCAAGGCCGTTGAGGGCAGTGTTACAGACTCATCAGGGTCAACACGGGTATCGGGTATCATGTCGATTCCTCCGGGTGCCCCCAAGTTGAACCTCAACGTTGACCCGCCCCTTGACTCCAACTACCTCATCTACAATGATGGGCAGACGCCCTTCACCGGCAGCGTCTGGAACGCTCTCCAGTATTATCAGTCCGCCCCCTTCTTTGAACTCTTCGTTACCGACGACGTTATTGGCACGTCATCGAACGAGTCCATCAATGCCTCGCAAACACACCCCACCATCGTTTGGAGGCGGGCACCCTATCGCAATATCTACAATCAAACTGCCGCCGATGACGCGCAGATGGTTTTTCCCGACGCCCCCAATATCAGGAATCGCGATATCGCCTCCATTAATGTGGGACGTAGCGACGCGCAGCAGTTCTCCTATTTCCTCTGCTATCCCACCTATGGCGGCTTCACGGGCGATTCCATGTGGTACACCTATGCTCCGCCCGTGACCAATGGTGGTGCCGCTTATTGGGATGAGAAGCTCACGCGCCGCTTCGGCTTCACCGAGCTTGAGGGGCAGTTGGCCGTCTCGCCGATGGGCACGACACAGCCCTTGGCGGGCACACAGACCACCAACGACAGCAATAAAGATGCGGCGATGCCGCTGATGCGTAAGTATTCCAAGTGGCTCTACGATGTCTATCAGAGCAACTACTTGCAATTGTCAGGCACCATCACCATTCCTGGTGACCCAGCCTATCGTGTGGGCCGTCACACGCTCATGGAGGACGCCAAGATTACCTTCTACATCGAGGGTGTGGACCACGACTTTCAGATAGGGCTCAACACCATCTCCTTCACCACCTCACTGACGGTAACCCGAGGACAATACCCCGATGGTATGTCGCCCTATGAGGTGATTGCCGGTCCCGAGCCCGACCTGGGCCTCAACTCCTTCGCCGTGGGTTCGGGCACACCACCACCCGTCTTCGGCGGTCCACCCTCAACACCGGGCAATCCATCAACCTCACCATCGTCACAGCCGGTCAACTGTTCAACGATGGACCACTCTCCCTTTGGTCCCAACGCCACACCGGCTATTACACAGGGATATGGCCCCACGAGCGAGGCGGCGGAACCCATCCACAATGGTGTTCATTTTCATGAGGGTATCGACTTTGCCGCGCACTCGGGAACACCGCTCTATGCCGTGGGCGCGGGAACCGTCATCCATGCGGGAACGGGCGGCGTTGAGCCGGGAATTGGCTCATACGTCGTCATTCAGCTTGCCAACGGTTCCACGGTGCGCTATGGGCATATGGACCCGAGTGGCATGGTGGCCGTTGGTACGACCGTTAGTGCTGGTCAACAGATTGGTCTTTCCGATAACACATTTATTAATACGCCAAGTGGACCAACATCAACGGGTCCACACCTCCATCTCGCCGTATACGATGCGAACGGCAACTCAGTTGATATATCATCTTGTTTTAGTAAGTAGCAATTCATGCGTATGCAGACGGGCCTAGCCCATAAGATTCGTCAGGTCGGCACAACGCCGCAGCGCTCGCAGAACTCCATTCTCGTGGGTCGCATCATCGACACCAACGCCGAGCACAATACGGTGGATGTGGCGACGATTGATGGCTATATCGTGCGCGGCGCGACGATGCTCAGCGACTCGGGCGGTACACAGGCGGGTCAGAACGGACTGCCACAGGTCTACAACGGCAAGGACGCCTTCGTGGAACCGCAGGCGGGTTTAAGCGGGGGTTTGCGCAAGCTTTACGATGAGGGTGACCCCACCCACGCGCATGACAGCTATGCGATTGTCGGCTTTGCCAATGGCTATCAGAACAAACCCTTCGTTCTGGGTATGACCGCCCCTAACTCCCACCAGAACAGCTTCAAAGAGCCGAACATGGCGCTGAAGCGGGATATTCACGATATCCTCAACGTCACCTGGACGGACAACCACAACGATGTGCGTCCACCGCCGTTTGGTCAGGGACCCGTTGACCCGAAACATCCGCTCGAAGTGCTCAATGGCAACTGGCAGCTATCCTTCCCCGACCGCTATCAAGACGTGCCGCCCGATGGTGGGATGGATAATGGCGATGACTACCAGTCCTATATGGTCTGGGGCTACCGCGACCTACCGCGCGTCTTCACCAACAGTAACTTTGATAAGGACAAACACCCCTTCCAACTCTCCCTGGCGCAGATGGGCGACCTGAAGAAGGCACAGAGGGACTACGCGCGCGGGTTCACGCTCAATCAGCGCTGGCGCTCGCGCTTCCAGATAGACAACAACGGCAATATCACCCTCCGTGCGGAGGGTCGTGACTTCGACTCCACCCACTTTAACGATAAGGATGTGGCCGAGGGTGATATGACCATCTGGAGCCGGTTGGGCTACCAGGGCTGGCATCGCGATAAGTTTGAGTGGGTGCGGATGCGCCCCCGCCACGACGGCAAGGTGCCCGATGGTCTGGCCCGTGACGAGTCGCTGAAGAAGGCGAAGGCGACGGGCTCGGCCTCGCTCATGGTGCAGCGCGACTGGAACATCGGCGTGAGGCGTCAGGTGACGCAGACCTTCGTGGAGGGGCTGGACCTCAAAATTGGCGATTACGATGTGGGCTGGAATACGGGGCTGGGCGGCGTGGACCCCGGCACATTGTGGGACGAGGCTGTTCTTAATCCCGACTTCAAGTCCCAGGTGGGCACGGATAAAATCTGGCGCGGCACGAAGCAGGATAATTACCTACGTGGGGCGAACGTTAACTTTCTCTGGGCGCGACCCTTCGACTCGTTGAAGGATGGGCCGATGGCCTTCACCTGGAATCTCGTGAATAAGCAGCCGCCCATTGATAATGAGATAACCTCAGACTGCAACTGGACGCTGGTGCAAACGACGGCGCACGGACACGTCAACTGGTCGGCAACGCTGCTGCCCACACAGGGTCACGCGGATGCATCCTGGACATTGGCGGGCAGCCAGGACAACGCTAACTACACCGTCAGCGTCACCTCCGATGCCGCCCACGATGCAACCATCGTGCTTGAGGTCATGGGCGCTCACACGACCAGCATTATTCTCGACTCCCAGGCGGGAACGGTGAACATCACCGCCCCCAATGGGGTCTTCATCAACGGAACCGCCGTCACGGTCCCTTAATAGAGGAGTTCGCCACGACCTTTTCTCACGATGCCGAGGCCGATGCCGCCTATATCACCTTCATGGATGATGAGATTACGAAAACACGAAGCATTAGTGATGAGATAAACGTGGACTACTGCGAGAGGGGAATCAGGGGTGTGGAGTTCCTCTGGGTGAGCAGGGGCGTTCCCGTTGAACCCCTGGTGCGCTTTCTGCCCCGACGTTACGATGAGATTGAGTCTATTCTCAAAGAGAACGGTATCTCCATGAGGAACGCGGCATGACAATGGCAAACGGTGCGGTCATCCAAAAGGTTGGGGGGCTGCAATACACCGCAACACCGCAGGGTAAAGCTGATGCCGCCAGGCATTTTGGCATAGCCGACCCGCGAACGGTGGCGAAGATGTACGACTTCACCCACCCCGAGAGCGGCATTAGCTATAAGACGGGTCAGGTACATTTTGGTCATGAGGGGCCGCCTCACAAGCCCGACCTCACGCGCCCCAAAATAGGTGTCGGTGGAACGATTCACCAGAACGGCGAACCCGTGGGCAGCTTCTGGCGGGACATCCGCGTGGGCGACCACGGTGGCCCCGAGGCGCACCATGAGTCACAGCAGATGATGTCACACGTCCAGGACCAGGGTGCCGGGTCCGCCTGGTTGCAGCATATGATTCCGCAGTACCAGCAAATGGGCATCGACCGCATCTCACTCCATGCCAACGTTGATGTTGGGCCCTATGCCTGGGCCCTGCATGGCTTTGAGCCCTCTGACCCCGATGAGAAGTCGCAGATGCTCTCGCGCTGGCAGGGACACGTGACGGGCTTGGCGAAGAGGGGAAAAATAAGCCCCGAACACCACAAGGTGGCGATGGGGCTTCAGAGCGTCGGTGATATTGCCCGCTTCGACACGGGCCATCGTATTCCCTACAATACGATGGGAAAGACGAACCAGCTAGGGCACATTGGCAAGTCCTTTCTGCTCAATACCTATGGTGTCGATGGTCCCGAGAACGGCTGGCACGGAGCGATGAGCCTCAAGCCCGAAGACCCCTCCTTTCAACGCGGTGAGGCATATCGCGCCCAGAAGGCGAAGATTCCCCACCAGCCCAAGATTCCCGACGCGCTCACGCGCTCGATGAAGGATTCAGCCGATGGACGAATCTGCCCGCTCTGCCGAGGACCCCACAAGGGAGAGGGAAAAATCGGGGTATCCGACCAGGGAAGCCACTGGGAAACTCTCTTTGACGACCCCTCTCTCCTGCGATAAGTGTGGTGGTGACTACGACCCTCATTGCGTTGATAGTCACACTCTCTGTATTCACTGCTGCGATATGTACTACGGCTACAACCCCGTCTTTCGCTGTCCCTGTTGCAAGGAGATGACAAATAAGCTGGTCCTCAGTAACGTCTGGGACCAGCTTCTCTGTGCAATTTGCGAAAACGGTGTAGGGAAAATGTTCGGCCCGGTTAATAGTTCGAGGCGACTGGTTGGACCTGAGAGGCGTCGTTGGCCTGTCCAGCGCCCTGCACCGGAAGGTCATACGAACCCAGGGACCCCAGGTCAACCGTAACCTTTCCGTTAACGACCACGTTTAAGGCGCTACCGGAATTACCCTGCGAACGTTGAAGCAGAGAGGCTCCGGGCGGTGCGCTCCACCCCTTAGGTGCTGGACCAGCAGCCGCCGCCGCGTTCGTGCCCGCAGCATTAGCACCGGAGTAATCACCGGGATGCGCAGCTAACCAGGCGTCATGAGCTTGTTTGCCCGTGTAGTCGGGACTCGGGCTAGTAGATGCAGCAGGAGTTGCTGCTCCGTTTGCCGTTGTTGCCTGACCGGCAGCGGCGGTATTTGCGCCAGCGCTATCATAACCAGTATCCAACTTGGGATACTTCTTAAGAAGTTTATCGTGAATAGCCCGCTTCTCGTCGGGTGTTAGCGCCTGAAACTGCTCAAGTGTCATGCCCGATTCGGCCGCCATGACAATGACCTCGTCCAGGGGCCACGTCACCGTGGAGTTTGTTGATGCGGCGGCCGAAGCTGCTGCTGGTGTTGCTGCTGGAGAAGCAGCAGCGGGCGTGCTATTTGCTGTATACGCTGTGTTAGCAAAGCTAACGGAACTATTGAAGCCGCCCAGGCCGCCGCGTTGAGCTTCAACGTTAAGGTCGGGTATCTCCTGAATGTTCTCCGCCTTTTGGAGACCGGCAGCGCCGCCACCGGCAGCAACATAGGCTTGATAGGCGTCTCCAACACGACCCATACCGGCGAGAATATCAAGCTGACTACCAACACTTCCATTCGTACCGTATTGAGCGGCGAGGTCATTGCTGAACTGAAAGGGATTCTTATCGGAACCACCAATCTCGTAGTAGTTAAGGCCCAATTCCATTTGAGCGAGCTTTGCCGGGTCTGCACCGAGCTTCTTGGCGTTGGCGTTCGCCCAGGCGATAATGTCCTTCTGCGCCTGACCCGTTGCCGCTCCGGGCGTATTGAAGCTGCCACCAGCCCCATTAGAGCCGCCACCGTTTGAACCGCCGCCAACACCAGCGGCCTTCTCGTACTGCGCGATGCGCTGTGCAAGCACCGTCATCTGTGAATCGGGCCAGGAGACGGCGATGGCGCTGTGGTAGTACGAGGAAAGGTCCATGCCCGCGAGCGAGAGGCTCTGTACGGAGAGGGATTGCGCCTGCATGTTGGAGACGCCATAGGCCGCTGTTGAGCCAAGCGGCGTGTTATCGGGGGCAGCCTGCTTCCCCGCAGCGCCCGAGGTGGGGGCTTTCTTCTTACCGCCCCCAAAGAGACCACCGATACCATCAAAGAGACTGGTATTATTGGCAATCCAACCAACACCGGCACCAATACCACCACCAATCATGGCACCGGGTACAGCACCAATACCGAAGAGTGGTGCTCCTAACATGCCACCAATGGCGGCACCACCCGCCATAAAGCCCGCATCTGTTGCAGCACCACCCTTGTTACCATTCTTGAGATTACTAGCAATATCGAGACCACCCAGAACAAGTCCCGCACCACCAGCTATAGCGGTGCCACCGAAGCCCGCCATAAGCCCACCGGCCGCAGCGTCTGCACCAGCCCCACCGGCTACAGAGGCCGCAGCATCTGTAGCCCCCGTGGCAGCGCCCGTTACCGAGTCAAACTCGGGCAGTGCGCCCCCGCCACCCGCGACCGCGCCGCCGCCACCACCAAAGAGGTTGCCTAGTCCACTGAGAACTTTACCGCCAAGTTTGAGACCACCATAGAGCGCGCCGCCAAACATGCCCACCTGAGCAAGCGCTGGTAGGGCACCAGACTGATTCGCCCATTTCAGGGGGCCACTCTGAAGACCCTGGATACCCTGTACCGTCTCGGCAACCTTCTGGATGGAGCTAACGAGATTGTCTCCCGCCTGGACGAAGCCGGTGATGACGCCCTCAACGCTGCGCTGCGCGTCCTGATATTTCCCCACATCGCCGCTCGCCGTGGTGCTGTTGTTAATGTTCTGCGCATAGACGTTCGCCGCCTGCGAGCCGGTCATGGGTCCATTAACCAGTTTATTAATCTGGTTGTCGCTCATGCCCGTTTGCTTGAGCATCGTCTTCAATTGCGAGGACTGGTCGCCCTGACCCGTCATCAGGTCGAGAGCGTTGCCCTGTTTTGATGTATCGGTAATACCCATGATGGCCTGCACCATCTTCTGCTGGGCTGGGTCGTTACCGGACTGTTTGATGGCCTTATAAAGGCTAACATCGGTGGCAACGGGCAGATTCTGCTGGGAAATAGCCATAGCCTGGCGAATCTGCTCGTCGGAAGCATTTGCTGGCAGATTCATGCCATTAATGGCATCCATGAGGCCCTGTGGTGAACCGGAGTTCTGCCTCGCCTGAAGCATGTCAGCGTAACTGCGCGGCGCAGCGCCGCGCTGAGCCATTCCCGAGAGCATTTGGGCAAAGCCAATGCCCGATTGGTCGGACTGTCCCATCGTGGAGAGGAGATTGGCCCCCTTAGCGCCCATCAGCCCCGGCACGCCCGAAGCGCCCATCGTTCCCAGCATCGAGGCGAACTGACCGAACTGCTGGTCGATATTGCCCGTGGCTCCGCCCTGCTGTTGAAGTGTATCCACGAGGCTCTGCACGGAGGAGACGAGTTCATCACCCCTACCGGCCATCGAACTGCCGCTGGTGCGCAGACTGGCGGCCACCTGGGCATTGATGACGTTCATGTTTGCCCCGCCACCGCCCTGAAGAAGGGAGGTTTGAAGGCCATATCCCGCCTGCATTGAATAGAGGCCGGAGTTTTGCAGCGAGAAGATAGAGGCCGCGTTGCGGCTGGCCTGTGCCTGTGTTAGACCGGAACCGCCGCCCGCCTTCAGGGCATCGGTGAACTTGGTCAACTCCTGATAGTTCACGCCATAGGCGCGGGTGACGGTGAGCAGTTGCTCCTTGAACTTATTCAGTTGGTCGGCGGTGTTGCCGAAGCTCTTGGAGAGCGCCTCAATCTGCGAACCCTGGGCAATGCTCTGGCGAGCGCCGTAGATGTCACCGGCAGCCATGCCACCGACACCGACGAAGCCCATTTGCTTGGCGGCGGAGGAGGCGAAGTTTGAGCCATACTGAGCGGCCCGTCGCCAGTTGGACTGAGGTTGAGAGACAAATTGACCCGTATCGCGGTCGTGATATTGACCCGTTCTGGGATTCCACTCAGCGTTGGGATTCTGCCCGCCACCGCCAACGGCACCAAAGGCACCGCCAATCGCCCTAGCGGCCCTCTCCCAGCGCGTCGCCGCAGCATCGATGGAACTGGCGTCCACCTGTGCCTGGATTTTCACCTGAGTCGTGTCTGACATCTCTTACCTAAACGGAGTCTGGGTCAATGGGGTGAAAGTCCGCCTCATCAACGAGTTCCGGCACCTTACCGCGTGATATAAGCGACATGAGGTCGTCAAACCCGCCGCCGAAGCTGCGCTCGGGCAACTTGCCATGCTTCTGGCGATAGGCGTCCATGACGAGGGCGTGAAACTCACGACGAATATCAATATCGTCTAATTTAAGGAAATTAGGGTCGTTCGGCAACAATTTATAGTGTTGCCGAACGACCCAGGACATACCCTCTACATCATCTCTGGCGAGATTATAGAGAGCATCATCCTCGTCCTGCCACACCTGATGCTTCTCGCGCCAGGCGTAGTACACATCATCGGGGCAGTCATCAGGCGGTTGGGGTGGTTTGTTTAGTCCGAAAGGATTCCAGCCACGTCTGATACTCCGCCCAGAAGTCGGCTAGGCCCTCGACCTCTTCTGTATTTTCCCCATCGTAGGCATCGGGCTTCTGCTCGGCCAGGTTAAGCACGGCGAGTACCTTGGCCGTATAGTTTGCCTCACCATCGAGGATGACGCTGCCTCCGACGATGCGCGTATATTCCCGGCCAATGTCGATAATATGTTTGGCCGTTGGGCGACGAATGGTGAAGGTTCCCAACCCTTCCACATCAAACTGCTTGATTTTGGCTTTAGCAACCCTCTCTCGGTCTAGCTTCAGGGGGTCTTCCGACATAGTAGTCCTCTCGAAAGTTTTACTCTCGCGACCTCAGTGTCGCGCGATACGTGGAAGAAGCCCCAGCCTCATGTCATCGAGGCTGGGGCTTCTTGGTCTAGGTATGGTACGTAGTCTATAGACTACGTACCGCTGGCATTGTCCATGTTACCCGAGGCGTACTGCGCGCCGGTACCGCTGAAGTCGCCATCACCACCGGCCGTCGCATCCAGGCAGCGCATCGTGATATTCATCATCAGGATGGCGTTGGCGCGCACGGAGCAGGAGACGGAGCTAAAGGAGCAGTTGCGGAAAACCTTCAGTGTCTGCCCCGACTGTCCCTTCTGCTGTTCGGTCACATCGAAGACGTAGCCCTTGAGCGCGGCTGCCATATTACCGAAGGCGGGACCGCCATCGCCACCACCGCCATTCTGTGCCCCGCCATTTAACAGGGTGAAAAGTGACGGTCCCATGATGACACCACGGGTTGCGGTGAGCGTGGCATTGTACATACCGGGCACCCATTCCTGGGGGCGACCATCACCGATGCCCACCAGCGGCTGAAGGCCAAAATCCTCCTGGCTGCTGAACTCATCGAGATAGCCGACCAGCACGCCGCCGAAGTAGATGCTGACGATATTGCCCGAGATGGCAATCTGATTCTGACGAACGCCACCGCCCGAGGGCGTCCCGGTGGCTCCGGTGTTACTGGTCGTTGGTGCGGTTGGCATTTTAGTCTATTCCTGGTACACTGATGTACACGAGTAGTGGAGAATCAAGAGATTCTAATGGGGGTATTGCTGTGAAGAATTGGGGAAATAGCTGGGCCGATGCCGAGGTGCTATCACAGGTGTCGGGGCTAAAGAGAGAGACGGTCTATGCGCGCCTGCGGCGGGGCTGGTCCCGAGAGGAGGCGCTGACGCCCGAGTCTAAGTCTGGTCTAACAATCGGCACCGCCGTTCTGAGGGGACAGCGCTTTGGGCGTTGGGAGGTTGTGAAGCCCAACTTCGCCCTTGACGATGACCGTCGCCATCTGGTGCGCTGTGAATCTGGCCACGAGGCCCGCTATCGCATTAGTTCCCTTCGGCACAATCCACCCTGTCAACGTTGCTTGGGCAAGATTCTGAGCGCTGGCGATGTCATTGGTGAGTGGACACTCCTCAGTCTCGTTCAGAACCAGGAGCCGACGCGCTGGCACTGTCTCTGTCGCTGTGGCGTTACGAGCGATGTTCTGGCGGGAAATCTCATCTCCGGCGTCTCGCGTGGCTGCCCCAAGTGCTCGAAGCGTCTACAGGTCTCCTACAGTGTTCTCGATGCGGAAACGGGCAAGGAGCGGAGCTTAACCGATGTTGCCCGTGAACGGGGTATTAAGTACGTTACCCTGCGAGCGCGCCTCCGCCGTGGTTGGACGATGGATGAGGCGCTCGCGGGGAAGCGCAAACGTTAGGCGGCCGTTCCAACGTAGGGCTGCAAGCTCGCCGTAATAAGGATATAGTTCGCCGGAATAGCGATGGACACCTCGAATTGCACGTTCACCGTATCACCGGCACCGCTCACCGCAACCTTGCGATATGCGGGGTTAAAGGCGTCACCAACGATAACACCGTTGTCCCAGAGTCCCTGAAGCGAGGAACTCACGACGCTCTTCACACGACTGAGAAGCTGAGGGTCAACAATCTGACCAATCAACGAGTTAGCGGCGGTACGCACCGTCTTCACGAGGAAGTCGGAACTGCGCATCGTGGAGAGTTCGTTGCGGCGGAAGTTAGTATCGGCGGTCCAAGTGCTAATGCTGTGGAGAACACGGTAACCCTTGTTCACCTGATAGACGAGAGGAATAATACCGGAGAGCAGCAGCGTCTGCTGGTCACTCTGCGAGAGGAAGACCTCAAGTCCGCTGGCGGAGATATACTTGTTCGTCAACGCCTCGCGGATGCCAAGGCCGCAGAACATACCACCCAACTGTGCGGCGACCAACCACGGGTCAAGCGTGACGGGGGCGGAGCTTGAGAGCGTGATATCGGTGTCCACGATACCGGGATACACGAGGCCAAAGCGCGGGTCACGCAGGTTGTTCGCCCTGGCGATAGCCTGCGTCGTCGTCTCACCGGCCACGCCGCCCACGATAGCAACGCGCTCACGCGCCTGCTGCATGGTGGACATGAAGTCAACGTGCGCCTGGAGCATGGCGTGAATGGTCGCATCTCCCGTCGCCACCGCAATCACCGAGCAATCGATGGCCGTTGCCGCCTGAAGCGCATTGGTCCAATCGGTCGAGGTGGGAACAATGGAGCCGTCCGAGCCACCGGCAAGGTAGGTCCAGGTGTTCGATGAGCCGGAGATGGCGGGGGGCTGTGTAGCGTTCGTCGCCAGCGTGGCCGTCACATAGCTCTGCTGGCCGGAGTTCAGCGCCAGCATGACACCATAGAGGTTGCTGTTCACGGTGACGGGCCCCGTAAGGCCGTTGGTCCCCGAAGGAAGGCCATCGAGAGAGGAGGAGGGGTCCGTGGGCAGGGGCGAGAGCATCGTTGCCGCATAGTGTGTATGGGCGGCGATGTAGTTCACCATGTCCTGAATCGTGGTGTAGAGCGAGAAGGGAAGCTGGAAGCTGTCCGCCGCGTTCACGACGCCCGCCGTGGCCGCATAGAAGGACATGCCCTGCTCACCCGTATAGAGGATGACGGGCTCGCCCGATGCATGAGCGTTGGCGAGTGCGGAGACGGTGAGCGTGTTGGTGGCGACGGCGGTTACCGTGACGACCTCGGCGGCGGCGGAGCCGGGATAGCCGACCAATACCTTGAAGGGGGTGACAATACCACCGCTCTGGAGCACACTGCCCAGCGTAACCGTCAACGAGGTGGCCGTCGCGATGGAGGAGGCGCTGGTCGTCGTCGCGTTGTTCACGTTCGTGGAGAGCGCGCCAACGCCATAAGAGAGCGTGGTCGATGCGCCCGAATAAGTGAAGGAGAAGGACGGTCGCTGCACGTTATCGAGAACGGCGGTCGTGGTGCCGTACTGGACCTGAACCTTCCGCCCCACCGTCGAACCTGCGGAGACGTTCACGCGAATGAGGTTGTTCCAGGAGCCATAGTCTTGAGACGTGAGCACGAGCGAGGGGTTGGAGTTCGAGTCGGTCAGGGTGACGGTTGACTGCGACGCCGAGCCAGCGCGAATGAAGGCGACGCGGGGAGCGCCAACGGCCTCGGGACCCGGCTGAAAGGCGCGCTGAATGGCGCGCATACCGTTGCCACCACGCAGAGCAATTTTCGCGTCGTTCGGCGTGACGAAATAAAGGGGTACATTGGGAGCGCCGCCCTGTGCTGGCCCGACGAGGATGAGGTCGCCCGAGCCATTGAGGGTCTGCCCCGATAGGCCGCTATCGTCAACGAAGACGGCAGCCTGGGGCTGGATAAGCTGGTTGCCCTTAAAAGTAATTGGCATGTTAGGGGTGCTTCCTCGGTGTTAGCTCAGGGGGGCGTTGTGAAAGGCCGCGAGACGCTCCTGGTAGGCGCTCACGCGGTCATAGAGACGGGGAGGGTCCGCCTGCCGCTCGCGAAAGCGAAAGCCAGCGCACATTTCAATAAAGCAGTTAGGCGTGTAATGGATGACGAAGTGCTCCAGGCTGACCACGGGGTCCTCGTCCTCCACCGGCATCACCGCGTCGGGGTGCAGAGGGGCACGCGGAGCGGGCGGCGCGTTGGCCTCTTTGACGGGCGTCGCCGTCACCAGTTCATCGTCGTTCGCGGGCAGGGGCTGGGCTTCGTTCATGAGGAGTACGCCTTAATCGTTAGGAAGATAGGGATGTTGCTCGTCTTCGGGGTCAATAGCCTCAACATAGATGTGTTTGAGCACCGTGCTGTATTGAATCGAGACGGCATCCTGTACCAGTGCGGTAAATGTTGTGATGCGCCGAAAGATAGATTGTCCCTGAAAGCGCGGGTCTAGTGTGGCATCAGCTTGCGACAATTTTTGCGTCATGAAGCCGTTTTCTGTCAGGGCGACGCGGAATTGCATCAGGGACCACCAGACAATGTTGGATGTCCAGATAACGAGGTCCTGGTTAACACCGTAGACCGTGACGTTATACGTCACGCTGGTGTTCATACCCTGCCTCACCGTGACATCAACGATGTTGCCATTAGTATCGTAGTTATTGGTTGAGCCAATATCTCCACCAATAAAGTCGTCCGACTCACGTCGTGGCGAGACGGTGATGGCGATGACGACATTGGAGCGCATGATGTCCTGGTCTGGCCAACCCTGAATAACCGGGACAACGTTCTGCGTATAGAACTGCTGCGCCTGTTGATACTTCGCAGTGTCTATCATGGAGAGACCATCAAGAATATCCTCAAGATGCTCGATATCCGTGGAGAGCATCTTGAGTCCCTGGTTGATGGCCCACTGAAGATAGTATTCAGCGACAATCATTAGACGCGGATTGCCAGAACATCAAGCGTGAGAGACGTTCCCGCCGTATCAACGCTGATAGCAAAGTATTTATAGAACTTACCCGTGATAATCGTCTCACCTAGCGTAGTGATAGCGGAGCCAACGGCAACCCAGCTACCGGGTGCGTTCGTGTGGCTGCCCCAGAGCGTGATAGAGGCGGAGCCCAGCGTACCTGAGAGGATAAAGCTGAAGTAATTCACACCGGGTAGTGAATAGACAAAGGTGCCCGTGCCCGAACTCGCCTTAAAGGGCTGGAGGACGTAGCCGACCCTGGCTTGGTCGGCATCGCGCATCAAACCCAACAGGGCACGCCCACCCGGAGCGCCGGGGTTCGCGTTACCGCCCGATGGTGCAAGACTGATAACGGGATAACCACTATTTCCGAAAGCCATTGGTGCCGCCTAGCTAAAATAAACTGCCCTGCCCTAGTGATAAGGCAGGGCAGTTGCTATGGAACGAGGGTGATATGAAGTTAGCTCATTCGGCCCTAAAGACGACTGTTACGACAGGCGTCCCACGTTCGTCACAATAAAGAGACGCTCAGGGGCCTTAATCTTAATGGTGTGGTACAGAAGCAGAAACCACTCGATGGTCGTGCTAACGATAGCAATCGGCCAGCGGAGCAGCGGCATGAACTGAGGAATGACAATAGCGTCCTCCTCGTTAATCCAGAGAAGAAGAGTCCCGCTACCAGGCACCTTCTGGTTCATATCGTAGTAGGTGGTGCCACCGCTACCCTGGTCGGCCGCATCGGCAATCCACTGCGCGTCCGAACCGTTCGTAGCGCTACCACGATAGATGCGATAGCCACAGGCACCCGTAACCTGGGCGATGGCGATAGCGTTGGCCTGCCCCGCCGTGGCAACACAGGGAGTTGCCTGCGTGACGGGGAGGGACTCACCGGCCTCGTTAAAGCTACCGATGGTATAGACATAGGAGCCAGCCTTCAACTGCGAGACGGCGCTGCCGGGCGCGGCACCAGCGGTGCAGGTTGGGGCGGCGGGAACGGCGGGGGCACCGGGGTCGGCACCATCCGAGGACAGCTTGGGGGCATCGCCCGCAACCCGCTCGAAGAAGATGTGGGGTTCGACGGGAATGAAGCCGAAGTTGGAGTCGTAACCCTTCCACGGCGCACCAACCACCTCAGCGGGGATGCGGCCGTGCTGAACGTCACGCCGGTCGATATTCAAGCGCAGCTTCGAGAAGTCAGCGATGATAGCGGGGCTTGCCAGACACTTCAGCGAGCGGAAGGACGTGGTGAAGTATTTCTGAAAGAGCAGACGGCCAATCTCTTCAAACGTCTCGAACTGCATGGGAGCGCCCTGCAAGTCGATAACGTTCGTGGTGGCGACCTTCGAGTTGATGGCCTGCTGATAGATACCGTCGTAGTTAACGGTGCGTCCCGATGAGTCCTTGATGGCTTCCTGACCGAAGTAGATTGTTCGTTCAATCTCCTCCATCAGTTCCATCGTACCGTTCTTGTTCTCTTCGGCCAGGGGGTCGAGCATGGAGCCGCCCATCTTGCCAATCTGGATGGACTGCTGCGTGATACCGCGCCGAACACCCATGAAGCGGATGGTCGCCGAGTCACGCTCCCAGGCGGACGTGCCACCAGCGGGAACGCCACCCTCGATGAAGCCGGGAGACCGACGACCACCGCCGTAGCGCAACCGACGCTCGTACTGGTAGTTGAGGTTAATGGAGGGGCGCTTGACGATGCTGCGGAAAAGCTTGAACTGCTCCTCGGTAAAGAGGATGCTCGTGAGCACCGAGTCCAGGTTCTGAAGCTGAAGCGAGGACATGTCGCCAAGGCCACTGGCACCGGCAACACCGTTCAAGTTCAGGCCCGGACCAGAGCCGACAGCCTTGCTCAGCGGACCAATCTGGCCAGCCCAACGAGCCATCTCGCTCTTGTACATCTCAACCCACTGGTCTGCGGACAGACTGGGGTCTAGCTCACTCTTGAGCAGAGAGTCAAAGGATTGAATGTTCGTATCCACTATGAAAGGGAACTCCTAGAGTGAGTAAGAATAAGCGAGATAATAGGGATTAGTGAAAGCTGGGGGCAAGCTTCTCGTAGGTATCCCAGATATCCTGCGAGACAAGCTGAGCAACACGATGGGGGTCACTGGAAATGCCACCCATCAGGACTGCGGCCTGCTTATCGCCCTTCTGAGCGTGCTCTTCGAGCGACTTCTGGAGGGCGTTGATATTGAGGTCAACGTTGCGGGACTTGTTCAGACCGGCCTGCTGCTGGCCCGGTGCCGTCCACTGCACGCCCGGATTAAAGGGCTGCTGCGAGGGGATGGCATTGACAACGTTGCTCTTCTGCATCGGAGCAAGCTCGGCGGCACCGAGGCTCTTCTGCATCGACGCCTGCGATTCAAGCAGGGTAGCAACGCCGCCCAGGAGGCCATTGAGGCTCTTCTTCAGCCCCTGATTCTCAGCGGCGAGGGAGCGCAGCAACTGGCTCATCTGGTCGAACTGGGCGCGAGACTGCGCCTCGTACTGAATCATCTGGCTGGTCAGCGCCTCCATTGCGGGGGACGCCTCCACGGCCTGAATCAGTTCGTTCGCGCCATCAGATTTGGCTAGGCGCTGCGTGAGGTCATTCTGGTGGTCATTCATAGAGCGCATCATCTGTGGGGGCGGAGCGCCAGCCGGAGGACCAGCCGGGGCTGCCGGAGGGGGCATACCGGGCTGCTGCTGCGATTGGTCAGGGGCCATATTTTGTTCGATATAGTTAATGAGGACCTCAATCAGCGAGGGGTCCTGCTGGAGTGCCTGGATAATCGCCTGGGCCTGGGGGTTCTGCGAGGGGTCGCCGGGCCCCATGGCGTTGGGGTCGCCCTGCGGGGGCATCGCGGCGGGCGGAGGCGCACCACCGGGGGCCATCGAGGGGTCACCGTCGCTACCATCATCACTATCTGCGGGCCCGCCGTCCGAATCGCTGTCATCATCATCATCTTGCGACGGTGGGAAAGCTTTCTTCATGCGACCCTTCTGAAGGTCACGCAACTGCGAAGCAGCGCTACGAAGCATGGCGGGACTATCACCCGGCGAAGCACCACCGGGGTCTTTCGGGTTCTTACCCTTATTGGTGGAGCGCTTGATGCGACCTTCAGCGCCCTCTTCCCCATCTTCGTCTTCGTCTTCGCCAGCGCGCTCGTCTTCGGCCAACTTCATCTTATCGCCTCCGCCCATAAAATCTTGTGACTGGTCTGCCTTCGTGCTAACGGGGCCGTCAGACAGGAAGTTGCCGCCCTTTGCCAGCATATCAGTGAGGTTCTTGTTGGCTTTCGCCAGAGAATTGAGCGGAGACGCCTCTTCAATCGCGTTGAGAGCCTCGCGCATCGTTCGCTTTGCCATTATCCTAGATATCCTTCAGAAGGGGCGTTACTGCATGAGGAAATCATACATTTCTTTGATAGCGTTGTAAGAATCATCGACATCACCACCGTTACATTCAACAAAGTGACGGAGTGCCTTACGACGACCAAGTTTTTCGTCAGAGCAGGAACCCTTACAGCCCCTACCCATCGCGCCAATCACGTTATCCATGATGGAACTCATGGACGAGCCGCCCATACCCTCACCCGCATAAGCGGTTTTGTAAAGGGTCTGTTCAGAACCTACCGCACCAAAGGCTTTTGTGAGGGCGTCTATGTCATTAAACGCATGATGCACGTTAGAACGTGGGTCAAATGTGTCATTCTGCGTCCAGATACGGCCAAAACTCTTGGAAATCTCTGTATAGGACTCGGCGTTCACGGGCTGATGGGTGAGCGCCATGAAACGCACGACAGACTTGGCAATGATGGACTGGTCGCGCGTGGCGCGGCCGACAACGCCGCCCTCAACGCTCCAACCGAGTGTCCTGTGTCCGTGACCCTGCTGCTGCGCCCGCTCCTGAGCTTTGAGGAGGTCCCAGGCCGCCTCGGCGCGCTTATGGCCCTCGTAGAGGAATCCCTTGAAGAAGAGACCCCAACCGCGCTTCGTCTCGTGCAGACCGGCCTCTGAGGGTTCGCCGATGATATTGTCGGGGCCGCGCTCGTGGTCCCAGTTGATATAGCCGCCGCGCATCAGCGGGTCATAGTCAATGCCGCGCTGAAGAATCGTCTCGCCCTGCTGGTCCTTATGCTCCGACGAGGCGAGCCCCTCAACGAAGCGCACCAACTTACCCTCTTCGTCCGTCTCCGTCGAGGACTTAACGAGGGGTATCCAGAGGGAGAAGGTCTCCGTCTCCGGCTCGCGCTCGGCACCCAGGCGCTGGTAGGCTTTCACGATTATCTAGTTCTGGCGGCGCGCGGTGTTATCAATGCGGGTGAAGGTCGTGTCGCCGTTGCGCATCTCGGCCACCGCCAGAAGCACAAGGGTGCTGGCGGTCGGGTTGGCACCGGGCATCGAAGCCTCGGGCGTGCCCGTGTAGACCGTCTGGTTGGCGGGGTCCGGCTCGGGGCTGGAACTGCCCACGTTTGCGGTGCCGCCATTGTGAGCGACCACGGCCTTCGCGGCGGTGTCCCAATAGATGGAAACGAAGAGGGACTTGCCCGAGGCGGGGGCGGCGAAGGTGGCACCGCCCGTCACGGCGGCCTGAGCGGTCACCTCAACGATATTGCCATTGAGGTCGCGGATGATGCCCCTGTCCACGTTCAACGTGAAGAGCGAGCCGGACGAGACCATAGCGCCATACTCAACGGACGAGAGAGGAAAGAGAACATCGGAACCCTTGTGGGGGTAGTCCATGCGCGTGAAGAAGGGAAAAGCCTGGTCGATATAATAGCGAATCTTAGCGGAGAGCGCCTTAGACATGAGTATAACAGTCCTTGAAAGAGCGGGAGGGAAGCACGTATGCTCACGATAAAAAGGAATAGACGATTTCTGTGGTTAGTGTGTCAGCTATTAAGCAAAACCATGCTTCGACATGTCACTGACCCAACCGGCAACAACTTCACCGATGCGCTTCTGCGTCTCGCGAACGACGGCCTCCACGATGGGGTTACCCTCTTTTCCGGGGTTCCACCACGAATCATCGAGGGAGTTTGAGCTAACGCGACGATAGGTGCGGAAGATACTTCCCCCTCGACCGTCCGGCTGCTTCTGCATGTTGTTCTGGATATGCGTGGAGTGCGTGAAGGGCGCGGACATGCCACCTATACGGGCCTTCGTGATGGGCGGCTCACTCGTGTTATAGCGCCCCCAATCGGGAAGCTGCGAGACGATGCGGTAGACGGTGGGGCTCATGGTGGAGGCAAAGCCCTTACGCGGACTGCCATCGTCCGTTGGACCCGCGTGCTTGAAGGGGATGTCAACGTAGCGGCCACCATCGGCCATCTGATGAGACTTGGGTCCGCCCAGGAGTTGGGGTTTCATATCATAGGGAGGCTTGTCCTCTTCGAGGGCACCGGCACCATCCCAGGCGATGGAGGGGTCGAGAATGACGGTGGTGTCGCCCTGCCAGGAGACGCTACGCTCATCCCAGATAGCAGCATAGTAGTCGTCGGAGATAACCTCGCTCTGCATCGGCGGAAATATTTCACCGCTGACGGCGCTCGACCAGACGGCCTGGGTCAGGGCCAACATGGCACCCAGCAGTTCACGACGCCCCTGCGGCGAGTTCAATTCGCGGGCAAGAGACGTGAGTGGGCTCACATCGAGGGTGATGATATTGTCGGAGGTTGCCATTACTGCTCGGCTATCACCGGGTCAAGAGCGCCCGGTGCATTGGTGAGGGGTGTCATATCGCGGCGGCGGAGGAGGACGCGCTGCCCCTGACTGGAACCCCTGGCGTGGCGCGATGAGGGTGGCGCGTAGGCTATCCACTCAAATCTGGCGCGATAGCGCACGGAGTAGATGGTGCCCGGAGCGGGGTTAGCGCCGCCCGAGAGCCAGGTAATGCCGTCACCGCTGACGGTGAAGTCTACACCCTGCGTATAGAAGGTGGGCACGAAGGTCTGGGCATCGACGGTGCTCACCGTCTCCATCTTCACGACGGGGAAGCGCAGCCTATCTATCGTCGCGCCAAACCCCCGTTGAAGCAGTTCGCCGGAGAAGGGCTCACCATCCTCAAGGCGGGGGAGAACAACCTTATCGTAGTCCGCAACGATGTAGCTGCTCCGAGGACTGACGGAGAGGGTGAGGTCGCCCGGAGCCATATTGGCAAGCTCCATCGGGTCACGCCGCATATCGTAGTTGCTAATCGTGCCGCGAATCTCGACGGGCGTCTGATAGAACCACCCCCAGCCGCCGCACAGAGTACAGTTGGGGTTTGAGGCGCGGGCGTTCATATTGAGCGGACTGACACCGCAGGTGCAGCGCACGGCGGGGTAACAGAGTACCCGTTCACCCTGTCTATCAATCATCTGATTGACGATGGCGTTGTTGAAGCGACTGCTATCGAAGGCCATTAGACGAATAGGACCTCGCCAAGCCCCAACAAACGCTGGCGGATAGACTTGAGGTTATCCTTGAGCCACATCTCGTAGTTCTGGATATAGGAGGAGTAAATGCCACCCGGCCCCGAGCCCTTTTGGATGGTCTGCGAGATGCCATCGCGGGAGAGGGAGAAGTTCGTCATACCGCCGCTCTCGGCAAGTCCGGCCTGGCGCAGCACGTTGACGGCGGCCTGATATTCGACGGCCTGTCGTACAGACGTATAGCGGTCCTTGAGGTTTGGCAGCCCAGCCGTCGCCTTCCAGTGCCAGAAGTTGGGGATGATGGCGTAGCCGACCATCAGGAATTGCGCGAAGAAGCCAGAGTAAACGCTCCAGCTAATCTCTGCACCCTGGTTCGGCACGAGCGTCACCAGTCCCGACCTCTTCGCTACCGTCCACCAATCCGAATCGATGGAGATGACATCCGAGGTGTTCATATAACCATGCAGGCCCTCTAGCTGCTGGATGTAATTCACCGGCAGGAAGATGGTGTACCACTCTGAATCGGTCGTGGGCAGGCGATGGTCAACCGGCTGCGCCTCAATGTCGTAGAAGAGGTTGGTGGGCGCATCGGGCGTATGTGTGGGAGCCTTCAACCAGTCGCCGAGATATTGCGTACAGAGTTGCGTCGGCTCAAGGTAAATGTGCAGATAGTCACCCACCTGGGTCGCCGCATACTGAATCTCGCGCAGCAACATGTCGTCGGTGAACTGCTGCCGGTCGTAGGTGATGGAGTCTGTCTGGTTGGTCGTGGGGAGCGCCGTGTCGTCTACCTGGACCTGGGTCCAGAATCGCTTGGTGGCATCGACCAGACGATACGTGCCACCGGCACTAATAGTAACGGGCGTTCCGCCGCCCCAGGAAAGCGTTCCAGCAGACTGCGTATAGTTAAAGGTATAGACATCATTGAAGGTATCCGGCCTTGTGGCGACAACCTCGACCCCGGTGATATTGACGAGGGGGTCGAGGGGTCCTACGGTCTCGCCCGTGAGCAGGGGCAAACCCATGAGAAGCTGCTCGCGGAAGCGCTTCACGGGGACGACGGAGAGGGTGAAGAGGGGCGACTGCATTGAGAGAGGATTTAGCGCGTCAGACAGGTAATACTGTCCAGATTTTGCCCTATTAACATGGGGGTAATTACTATCGACAACATTGTCGAGGGGGAACTGCACGCGCACGTTCGCCTGGCCCGTCGTTAGTGCAGGCGAAGTAATGGTAGAGACGATACCGTAACCATCAGCGCGCACAAGGTTGATGGAAACATGGTCTCCACTCAATGCACCACTGAGATAAACAACAGCCGTAACAACGTTCGTATCGTCGTAATGACGAGAATAGTTTGTCTTATCGGCCCGGATGCGCGTTATTGTAGCCATTCTTTAATGCAAAGACCAGGGGTGAACGCAGAGTTGGTATGGGAGGGAGATTCTTGAGCAGTTCCTGCTCGGGGAAGTAGCTATCACCCTTTAGGGGAAAAGGGTAGATATCGCCTCCGAAGTACAGGAGCATTGTCCCAAATGTGACAGCCATGTGGGGAACCCGTGGCAGTCTCTTGGCCTTTCCCTCTGAATAAGAGAGGGTGGTATGAGCGGTAAAGTCGTGCAGCCATGATATTGACAGCCCGTCTCTCTCCAACCATTGGACCAGGCCGGTTCGTAGCTCGGCAAGGTGGGGGACATCGAGCAGGGCGACCACGGGTTCAACCCCGTCAGAGTCATCGCCAGCGTGGAAGATTGCAGAACCGCTGTAATAACCGCTAACCGGCTTTGCGCGTTCCGCAAACCGTCGAACCTTCTCCTTGAGTACAGAGGGGCCATCGGGAAACTCTCGGACGGTGCCAAGATACACCAGGGTGACGTGCATCTCCTCCGCAGGCTCAGT